TGCACAGCTTTTGTGCTAGGTGTATCCATACTGAATACTTCACTTAACGCAAAAAACTTTTGATCTATATCTTCAATAGTAGTAGAATTTACAACACTTCCGCCCTGAGGTACCATATCACTAAAATAGTAAGGCATAGAATTAACTTTGTCTTTGTTTACTTCTGCAATAATTTTGTCTACATGGTCTCTAACAGGACCTTCATATCCTAAGGTATCTGCTGTTTCTAAAAATAATCTTTTGAACTTGCTATAGTCTAGTCTGGCACTTGAAATAGCCTTAATTACGTTAGAATTATTATCTAATAAATGATATAATGAAAAATTCAAAGGCGATGAATGTTTTAAAAACTTTTTACCTAACTTTGTAAGGCCGCCTATATCTCTTAAATTACTGACCCCCGGATACGCTCCTGAAAATTCATTTGACTCTTCAACTATTGTACGTAAGTGGTCATTAACTTCACCTAATGTAAATTGGTTAATATCATTGTTTAACGGATTCTTTTCCAAATTATTTGCAAGTTCATAATATCCATTTTGATTTTTTTCGTACTTGCTTCTAGTTTTAATAATAACGTTGTCATTTGCTTTTAACTTTTTAACAAATGTTAGATAACTACTTCCATTTGCATCGCTTGTTATTGTGAAATCTTTGTCTAGTACTTTTAAACTGTTGTTTACATATACTCTTAACCATAAATCATTTACAAACAAGATATTATCATACATGTCTAACGCAAATACTGTTTGATCCGCTGTTGCAACATATTGCTTTATTACATTCTGTGAACTATCTTTACTTGCTTTTTGCCAACCATTTTGCAAAACATAGGTAGTTCTATCTTCATACTTTCGTAAAAATCCTGTACTTGCAGATTTTTTATACAATGCGTTGTTTAATGTATATGTGAAAGTTTCGTTCAATAAGTTAAAAGAAAATAGTATATCTCCGGAGTTTGTAATACTACGATAAGTTAAAGGAAATCCTAATTCAGTATCGTTTGTTCCGGTTCCTACTGTGTAAGAAAAAACTTTATTTCCAGCAAACAACGATGATTCATACGCAGTTGCGTCTCCAAATCCTTTATCACTTGAATCAAACATATCAAACATTGGCTGTTGATTAACACTTGTTTTGTCTTGGCCTGCTTTCCAAGATGTTCCGTCATAGTAAAAATATTTGCCTCTGTTAATATTACCTTGAGTAACTAAAACTGTTTCATTTTCTTGAGGTAAAGAATCTGTTTCTTCTATTAAAGATATTTGTGTTACATTGTTAATTCTAATAAATTTAACTTTGAATATTCTGCCATTTACTAATTTATCAGTATCAGCAGTAAATAAAATTCGCATACCTTCAGATAAATCTACACCGTCAACATTGTAACCTGTTGTACCTTCAATATAAGAAAACGCATCTACAGTTTTAGTATCAATTAAATTAATGTTTTCTTTACTTGCAGTACCAAAGTTATATAACTTTAATCCCTTGTTAAATTCTATAATAGGTCTACTAGCTCTTGTAGACTGATCTACATTACTAACTTGACCATTTAATGTGGCAGTTTTTTCAATTACATCTTTATGAAACCATCTGTTATACCTGCTCCAAAGGTTTCCGTCCTTACTACCTCTGTTTATAATAATATAATCTTTATTCTTTGGAAAACCTAATGCTTCACTAAAAGGATAAAAATCAAATTCTTGGGCATCAAACTCAACTTCAACATCCTGCGTAAATAATCCGCTTACTGATAAGTCTTCTTGTTTAATAAGTTGAATTGCATCTCCAACTCCTTCAACATACCATTCACCTGTAGCATATTTTGCCGGAGTAACGTCGCCTACAAACTGAACTTTCATTCCATTTGAGAAATTCCAGCCGCCGCCTGTCCTATAAGTTTTCTTTCCTGTTATCTCTTTATCAATATCAATTTCTGTATTTTCAATAATGTCATTAACTTTTATAGTACCAGCAACATTTGCGTCACCTTTAGAAACATAGTACAAAGTATCAGGTGCTGTATCTGGAACTGTAAATGTAATTGTGCCTTCATCTAACCAAGTTTCAGTTGTAGCGTTTCCGTCTGCATCAACTTTTGTAACTCCAGTATCGTATATTAAGGAAGTATTTTGTTGTCCGTCTGTTGGTAATCTACCTGGAGTATAACTTCTTTGTGTTGCAAACGCAATAGGATAACTAGGAGCATTTATATCAAATATGTATGTTTGTCCTCTATATAGAGTTAAACTAGGATTATTTGTTAATCCATCTGGTGTTAACAAATAAGTTGGATCACCGTTTACTGTTCGTAGTCCAACCGAATATGTGCTTTGTATAGATTTAGATTGTCCATATACATTTACACTATTTGGACCTGTTGGTAACCAGTAGTATTCTCTAAAATTAACAAACTTATCCCAATCTATATGAGGATTCCATGCATAATATTCCTGTGCATTTAAACTGCTGTGATTACCTGTTGCTCCAGATAGTGTTGTTAATTTATTAATATAATCATTATAATCTGCGTAAAAATCTACATTACCTAAGTCATCCTTAATAACACTTGCAGGTTCAAGCTGATAATTTTCTCTTTCAGCATTTACGTCTCCTACATAATTATCAGTACTAGTAAATGCTGTTGCATTTTTTCTTCCATAAAAAACATTGAGTTTTTCTGCAACGCCAGGTTGCAACATTTGATCAAGTGTTGCATTTAAAAATTTATTATTAGACTCTGTGCGGAAATACTTTGGAAGATGATTCGCCGACTTTCTTTTATAATTTTTATCACCTGCTGGAAGCGATGGTTCCTGTTGATTGTTTTCGAAAGCCATTAGTAACCATATCCTCCGCTAGAACCGCCACCGCCGGAGCTTCCTCCGCCACCGCTTGAACCTGATCCACCTGATCCTGAACTTCCACTACTAGACGTGTTAGTTGTTGTAGTAGTTGTTGTCGTGTTAGTTGCTGTGCCAGTTGAGATTGTGCTAGTACTTGCAGAGCTTTGTATTCCTACATTTGATCCTGCTGAGGTTGTTACAACAGCACCTGTTGCTACAATTCTACTAGCAGTTACAGCATCAATAATTTCTAAATCATTAACAGTTGCACCACTAATGAAAATTTCGTCTACTTCTGATTTAATTTCGTACAAGCTACCAAATGATTGATTTGCATCGTTTGGCACTATTAAGAATGTTACAACATCAGGAGCCATATTTTGCATCACATATGTGGATAGTTCTGAAAAGTAAAACTTTTCGCCAAAGTCCCAATTTTCTAATGCAAAAAATTGATTTATAAATCCTATAATCCTAGACTTAATATCGTTATCATTTAATACAACATCAGGATTTTTAACAATTTTGAATTTTGCCTGCAAACTACTTTCTGCTTTGCTTCCAAATAATACTCTGTACTTAACAGGATGGTATACTACTTCGTCGGTAAGTGACTTTATTTTATTAATATTAGTGCTATAACTTGTAAACAATTGGTCACTTGATGGAGGTAAAGGTTTTGATACAACTGTTCCGTCTAGCCACTGTCTAAATATATTATCATATGTCCTAGTCAAAACATACGTGTCAATAAAGTTACTTGAACTAGGATCTATACGTGTTGAATCGTCTGCGGCATGTACGTAATGAAACTTTAAATTGTCTCTTCCAACATAAGCCTTATAGTCAGTTGTAATAATAAGCAATCCTGATGTTTTGTTATAAATCTCAAAAATATCTTCGTCTATATAATAAAAAATCTGTCCGTCAGTATATGAGCTTAATGCACCCTGTACTGTTTTATTTTGTAATACAACTATACCAAGTGTAGAATTACTTGTATAATTAAAATCTGTCACTCCATCTGGTGTTGTAAACTTCTTTAAAAAGATATACTTTTTAGTAGGATTAGTAAGTGGTGCAATTACTTCTTCAAAAATTTGTGGATCATCTACAACTCCGTCATCGTCGTTATCAAAAAATGTAACTTGTACTTTTTTACTATTGACATAACCTACAGAGTCTCTATACTCCTCAGTAATTTCCCAATTATGATCTATAGTAAAGTTAGTAATACTATCGGGTTTATTATTATTGTTTAGTATTACGATTTTATCTTTAACAATTTTTCCTGTTAAGTTATTGTATATTTTATCGCTACTATCAAAGTAAAATCTTATTTCTTTGTCTGACTCAAATATGTACCTAGATCCTCTATAATCAATGTCGTAAGTTTCGCCGTCAGTAGTAAATTTTAACAACCAACTTGAATCTAATTTTTGTCCAGTCACGTCTCCAGTTTTACCAATACTAAATGCAGAAGTTACATTTAAATTACTTTCAGACACTACACGCCATTGTCCTAAATCTCTGTCAAATCTCAATCCAAATGTTTTATAAGCAAAGATTTGATCTACAATTTGTGTTTTTACATCATCTTGTAACACACTTGTAACACTGGGTTTAATTTCAACCATCAAAGAATCAGTTGGTATAACATCGTTGATTAGTACCGGACCTGATCCATCTGCATTGTTTGTTGTACCATTGCCGTTTACATTAACAATTTTTACCCACTTATATGTTACTGCTCCTAAGTAATCTGCATCTCCATCTTTTAAAGTACCTTCGGGTGTAAAATGTTTTCCTGTTGGTGCTTGGAATTTTATACTAGCTCCTATCTTTATAAGTTTCAAGAGGGATGTAGTAAAAGTTCCTAATGTTTGTTTTATAACATTAATATTAGTAAAATAACCTGTTGTAAGATTTGTATCTGTTGTTACTTGATTCCATTTTATGTTTAAATCTGCTGTGTCAATCTTTGGAAATTCGCTTGAATAATAATTTCTAACTTTTTTGCCGCCTAGTATAGGCTGAATAGTGTTAATAATTACACCTTCTATATCTGTTTGCGTTGAGAATGTAAATTTTTCTTTAGTATCTAATATTTCTTTATAAAGTATTCCATCAACACCAAAAAGATTTGTTTTACTGTATTTTCCTGTTGCATCAAGTAAATCAAAATATCTTGAAATTCCACTTGTTGTTCTGTTTACACTTTTAGTTTTAATAATTTCTTGACTAACTGATAACGGTCCTATTTGGTAGTCTTCAGCTGTAACTAATCTGTTTTGTGTATAGTAAGTTGCCGGAGCTCTTTGTTTAATATTAGCACTAGATTCTGTTGTACTAGCATTATCAACAGTATATTTTAATTCATATGCTAGTGTTAAAGTTTCAACTTTTCCTACTCTACTAATATAATTTATATCAATAGATACTCCTCTCATATCCGGAGGTGTAATAACTATTCCTGCATTTCTACTAGTTCTAAAATATGCCCTAAAATCTCCCTGCGGTAAATTACCAAATACACCATCAGAAAAGATTAAACTTATTCTATCATCTACCCGTGTAAGTACGCTGTAAATATTCCTAATCTTTTTTGACAAACTATTATAGATTACATTATTACCTTCAACAGCATCTACTTTTGACCATAGCTCGTCTTCTACTCCGTCAGAATTTAACTTGTATAACCAAACATCTTTATTGTTAATATTTGTTGCATCAATAGATACTGTTTGATTAGTGCTAGGATTTACAACACTAAACGACCCGTTGTCTAAAACACCTTGTCTAAAGTGACTGAAGAATCCTGTATTAGCACTTCCTGAGCCTCTACCATCTTCTCTATAAGCTATAGCAAATTTATTTCCTGGAAGAGGTGTTTCTTCGTATATTTCTGATGGTGAAATATCTGTTGATACAATTTCAAACTGTGCGGTTGCTCCGTCTATTGTTTTGTTAAAACTAAAAGTAGGAACATCTACATTGTTTGAATTGATCCTATACATTTCTGTAGGAACGCCGTCTATAGTTTCTTTTTTTATAGGCCTTCCTACTGTAGCATTTACTGGCATTGCTCTATTAAGAACTTTTACAAATTGTTCGTACCAATTTGGGTTAGAAGGATCGTTCCATATAATTGTTTGATCTTGTAAATTAATATTGTTTGAATCTACAAAAGATTCTGTTGAACTTACACTAGAAATTTTAAGTAAACCATTTGCAGGTACATTTCTTTTAGGATTATAACTTAACAATCTAGCCAAACGTAATACGCTTTCTCTACGTTCTGCTAATTCAAGATAATTTTCTCTAGCATTCAGATCCATTCTAAACGCTATATTTTGTCCTAAAAATGCAATTACATCAATTAACGCTAAGTATTCCGAACTTTCAATATAATCATTAAAATCTTCAGGATAATTTTCCCGTAAATAATTAATCATTGTTCGACGTAAATTGTCGAAATCATAGCTTTTAAAATCCGCATTGCGATAAGATTGATATATACGTTTCCAATCTTCTGCAACAAGCAATCTATTTTGTCTATCTGTAGATGACATACTTTGTATCCTTTTTAATATTTATCGAAGGAAGTTAAGTACGCATATATTTAGGAAGCTATAAATCCAGCATTTTCGTCAAATGTCAAACGCATAGTTTCTTGTATATTATATGGCAAATACTCTAAGTTAATTTCAACTTGTAAACCACTTTCAAATTGATCCACAATAACTGACTTAACTTTTACCCTCGGGTCTGCACTTACAACTCTAGTAACATTCTGTGTGATAGCATCTTTCATATTATCTGTAAGCGGTTCAAATAAGGCATCCCAAATAATAGTTCCAAATGTAGGATCTGATAATTTTTCTCCTTGCCTAATATGAAAATGATTGATAATATCTTGTTTTATTAAAGCAAGATCGTAAAGTACAGGATTTGGATTATCGGGATTAACTGTACTAAATCCCCTGTAATATTTGGTTCCTGATTCATAAGGATTTACGGGTTGAGACCCTGTTACTGTGATTTCTTTAAATAGCTGTTTTTCTCTAGTACTCATACTGTATTTAACCTATCTTACAAGTGTCTTCTTAAACGTATCTCTCGTTTTTCCTGCTTTACCTTTACCTGGGGTAGTAACTGTGCTACTGTCAGTTTTATCAGGAGTATGTAAAGTAGGGTCTATGTTTTCATGTCCGTCCCAAGGTTCGTGTCCAGGAATTCTTTGTGGAGTTTTTGCATCAATAGCGGCAGTCGGAGCAGTAGGCGCACTTGCACCGTAACCTGGAAGTATTTGATTAGGTCCTGAGTTTGGCCAGGGCGATCCTGCACCAGTACCATTTACATTACCTGCTTGTAAAGTAGGAACATTTACCATTTCTGACACTAGTGCTTTGCCTGTAACATCAAGGTTGTTTACGTGTGTTTTTGGTGTGTCAATATCTAATTTTCCAGCTGTAGTTATTTTACCATCTGCTCCCGCCTTTATTTCAATATTCTTTGTAGCTGTTTCATTAATGTTTTCAACTGCATTTAAATTAATAGTTCTTCCAGCTTGTAAATTTATATCTCTGTCAGCTTTAAAATTTAAATCATTTTCAGATCTAATACTAACACTATCTTTTGCGTAGATATCAACTTTTCCGTTAGCTGTAAGTTCTATCCAACTATTTCCGCTACCGTGAGAAATATAAATTAAATCTTCTGAATTATGTAAAAGTATTTGGTGTCCTGTCCTTGTTTTTAATTTTAAATATTCATTGTGCGGAGCAGTAGCTTGTCCGCCTTTTTCACCTGCTTCTACATTTACATATTCGCTTCCGCCTTGGCTTGCAAAGGTTTTTCTAAGTAAAGACATATCTCCGTCATCCATTACAATACTAGAACCACCTAATCTATTGAATGGAATTTGTGCTTCGGCAAATTTTTCTCCGTATTTTACTTTTGGTTTTCCTGCTCTCCGATCATAAGCACCAGGTGTGCTAATTCCAAAAACCATACTAGGCACTTCTCTCCTTGCACTTGAAGTATTTGTTCCTCTTGTTTGATCGTCTGCTAATCCTTGGTTGTCTAAAATAGCACATTGTTCTTTCCAACACGGTTTTACATATTGTGTAGCATCTTTTCCTGCACCTTTTTCTGTCTTTTTATTGTATTCTCCAACCGGTCTTGGTTTACTTTTATTTTCACTATTGTATGTTGTACTAGGATTTCCTGGCAACATAAAATTCATATTCTTATCTTGGATACAACCCATCCAATATCCTAAGCCATAATTTCCTTGTGCAAAGAAAACAATAACCTTAACTCCTATATCAGGAGGAATAGCCCACATTCCGTAACTTTGTTGTGTATAGTCAAATCCTTCATTAGCAGAAACTCCGTCTCTTGGAGTTACTCCGTAAAAAGGAC